GTACATTATTACGAGATTATAGGAGAGAGCGATGTTACTCAGTAAGTCCTTTTTAAATAAATTTGAAGATAACCCACAGTGGCCGAGCTTGCTCGGTCAATTTGTCTATCTGCGTACATATAGCCGATACTTGCCCACCAAACGACGACGAGAAACATGGAAAGAGACCGTCACTCGCGTGGTTGAGTATAGCATGGGTCTCGATACAATTACTGATCGATTTCAGCAGGAGACAGAAGCGCGCGAACTTTTCGAGGCCATGTATAACCTCTCGGTGTTTCCTGCAGGCCGCACTTTATGGACCGGCGGAACAGAAGCTGCTAAAAAATACCCGCTATCTAACTTTAACTGTTCGTTCATGATTGTTGACGATGTACAAGCATTTCTTGACGCGTTCTATTTGATGATGTTGGGCACCGGCGTAGGTTTTCGTGTTTTGCCTCAGGATGTAATTAAATTTCCGCCGTTGATCACCGGTGTAACTATCGAGCACAAAGAATACAGCGCTAAGCCCAAAGCAAAGCGCCTAGAGATCTCCCACTACACCAGCGACGAGGGCGTAATGTATCTGTCGATTGGCGACAGCAAAGAAGGTTGGGTATGGGGCCTAGAATCTTTGTTTGAAGCCTTCTTTCAAGGTTACAAAAAGATCGTTGTCGACTACGATAGCGTTCGTCCTGCAGGAGAGCAACTGAAGACATTCGGTGGCCGTGCCAGTGGTCATGAGGCATTGCGCGATATGTACGAGAAAATTGTAAAAGTTTTGAACGAGGGAAATGACCGTCTTTCGACAATACAAGCTATGGACGTCATGAATCTGATCGGTGAGGCAGTTGTTGTAGGCGGCGTTCGTCGTTCTTCCGAGATCACTCTCTTTGACATTAACGATACCGCCGTGCTCGACGCTAAATTGGACCTCTGGTCCGACCCTGCCAAAGAGGACAAAAGATTTCGATCAATGAGCAACAATTCAGTATACTTCACTGAAAAGCCTACTAAAGAGCAGCTTACGCAGTTGTTCAGCCGCATTTTGAATAACGGTGAGCCTGGTTTTATTAATGCTGAGGCCGCAGCAAAGCGTCGCCCTTGGTATGCCGGTACTAACCCATGCGCTGAAATCTTGCTGGCTGATAACGGTGTTTGCAATCTTAGCGAAGTTAACGTTCGCAATTTTGTGAAGTTTGATCAGTACGGCGGATTTCTTGACTTGGACGCTCTTGAGTCCGCAGTGACTCAGGCTACGCGTCTGGGCGTTCGCATGGCTACGCTTGAGCTTGAACTTCCACACTGGGATAAAGTACAGCAACGCGACCGTCTGACGGGCGTAAGCTTGACTGGGTATGTCGAAGCATTTGATGCTTTAGGTGTATCTACTACGGAAGAAGAAAGCAGCCCAATTCGCACAATCTACAAAGATCGCACTGGTCGCTCGCGACTGCAATTCCACACTCTGCGTGGTGTTTTGGAAATTTTAAACATGGTCGCTAATGAGTCAGCCGACACGTACGCAAGTAGCTTGCGAATTCCTACGCCGCTTCTGGTAACCACTGTAAAGCCCTCTGGTACGATTGCACAGCTTCCTACGGTATCGAGTGGTGCACACGCCTCATACGCGCCCCTGTACGTCCGACGCGTGCGTATCTCGTCAAAGGACCCGCTGGCTCAAGCTATGCGAGAATCAGGATACCCAATTTTCCCTGAAGCAACCTCGTGCATGCCTGAAGCTTTTGCGGCCATGAGCGACGCAGACAAAGAAGAGACACTCAAGAATGCGCTGACTTGGGTTGTCGAATTCCCAATTAAAACGTCAGCAAAGAAAGCGTCTGCGGAAGAAAGTGCTGTTGAGCAGCTTAACCGCTACTTCATTTTGCAGAAGTACTGGACCGACCATAACACGTCGATTACAGTGACATTTAGCCCCGAAGAAGTGGACGAGATTATCGAACTGCTGCTTCGCAGATGGGAAGATTACATTGGTGTGTCGTTTCTTCCGAAGTTTACAACTGCTTACCCATTGATGCCATACGAGGCAATCGACGAACTAGAGTACGAGCGTCGATTAGCTGAAGTCTCCAGTGTGACAGGTTCTTCTATTATTGGACTTCTTGAGAAGCACGAGAATGTAGAAGTAGACGATGACTTGGGAACTGACTGCGAAGGTGGAGCTTGCCCAATCCGGTGACAATTAATTAAGTACATTTGTGGCAGATACTGCGTAGTATTACGCAGTATCTGCGGCATATCGGAGGATAAATGGCAAAAAATCGAAGATTTGACGAGATTTTGAAAGATTATTCGGATAAATATGATTTAGCCACGTTGGCTTCTCCGAATGATCGAGCTAATCTCGAAATGCTGATTAATAATCAGATTATTGTCGAGAGCGTTCAACGAAAACTTCAAGAGCTCACTGATGATGACCCTGTTGAAAACATTGACATGATTCAACGTCTGTCGTCGTCGCTCAAAGACATTATTGAAAGAAATCTTCAGTTAGAGCGTGCGTTGGCGCTTGACCGGAAAACAAGAAACCAAAACAACTCCGAGTCTATTGCTGAGTACTTAGTAAACCTAAAACAAACAGCACAGGATTTTCTCGAACGTCGTTTAGTCAAGTTATACTGCCCAGACTGCAAAATCCTTCTTTCTCGATTTTCGATTGTTCACGATCACAGTCTTTTTGAACTTCGCGTTAACTGCAACCAATGCAACAAGTTGGTTTTCGCAGCTAGAGAAGAAAAAGATATTTTCTTTGACATTAAAGATGCAGGATGGAGACGAAAACACAAGTACACAGTCAAACAGTCTAAAATATCTGAAAGTACGGAGTCTGACGTAGAAGACGATTTAGTACTTGGTGAAGAACCAGAGGAGGATCTCAACGATGCTGAAAGCTAAAATTGATGAAGCAGATTTAGCTTTTCTTGAAATTGTGGAAGACCCCGTCTGGTTAAACGAGTTTCTAAGGTCCACTAATAACGGAGACATGAACCGAAACAACTGGGCGCACGAAGAGTTTACTTTCAGACCATATCAAAAAGAAATCCTAACTGATCAAAGTAAACATATTGTTATTACCGGCGGACGCGCAATCGGCAAGTGCCAGCCTGCGTCTGCTCGTATATTTACAAGCACAGGTTACAAGACTATTTCACAACTTCTTAAGTTTCCTTCGTTCGTGACTTACGGATATTCAGTAAACGGTTCTTTTTCTCAAAGACGCGCTTTTCTCAGAAAAGACAAATGGAAAAAATGCTACTCAATCATTACACAGAGCGGTCAGCAGGTTAAAGCAACCGATGTGCACCCGATTATGACTCCTCGCGGATTTGTATTGATGGGTGATTTAGTAGTAGGCGATCTTGTGGCGGTAATGAACAAATTGCCGACCGATCACTGCATATATAACACACTTAGCTGGGCTGAACTACGAATACTTGGGTACTTATCTACTGGGAGCGTTTACTTTAAACCTGCCGGCGCAATTGTTCCACGATACAAGAAGATAGATGCTGAGCTAAGAGACATATCTCAAAAGTTGTTTCTTGACTACCGAAAAGACAATGACGGTAAAGTCTACATAGAGAGAACTAAGGCAGGAGGGGTGCGTCATTACATAAATCAACTTAAGATAGAACTGGGTGCTTATGGTAAAGACTATCGGCGCGTTTTTAAACTTGACTGGCTTAAAACGCAGACTCTTGAAAATATACGTGTATTCTTGGAAGCTGCCTATGCACAACATGGTGATCTTACGCTCGACTCAGTTAAAATTAAACTTTTTAATTGGAAGTACGTGCAGGACTGGCAAGAGCTTCTTCTTTACTTCGGCATAAAGACAAAATGCCACAAAGTCGCGAATCATGCCGAAGAGCACCACATTTTTGACATAGATGATTCGCAGTGGATTGTCGAAACTTTTGATAAAAACGCCGCTCGCGTTTTCTGGACCAGCTTTAAAATTCCGGGTGTTTCTGCAAATACCGAAGAAAAGGAAACAAACCTGGACTGGTACTCATGGGAGCCCATTGTCTTTAAACAGCAGCATGGCATGCAATTAACGTATTCTGTGCATGTTTACCAAGACGAAACTTACATAAGCGAAAACATAGTTGTGCACAATTCGGTAATTCTCGAAGACTTGCTCACTTATCAAGTGCTTAATTCAGGCATCGAGTTCCCAAGAACATCTGAACAACTCTTAGTCACGCCAAACACGAATCAACTTACTCCGCTGCTCGACCGAATTATTATTAAATTCACAACTTCGCCGTTTTTAAAAGATTTTCTTAATAACAACGTCAACAGGTCTAAAGGTACGCTTGATTTTCAACTTGGTTCTAGAAGGCACAGACTTAACGCACGTATTGCAGGTAGCCGCGGGGAAAACAATCTTGTCGGATTGCATATTCCCAAGATTACTGGAGACGAATTTCAATTGTTTCCTATGACTGCGTTTGACCAGATGCAGCCTACGTTAAACACATGGGAGCCGCGAGTGCAGGAGCTTTATACTGGCGTTCCAAATGGAATGCGGAATACTGCTCTTTATGTACTTGATGTTAAAACACCTAAGTTTAAAAAGTACCGAATACCCGCACCGAATAACCCGTACTTCACTAAAGAAGACTGGGATGACGCAATAATAAAATTTGGAGGGGAATCGTCTGATACTTTTCAGCAACTGGTGTTGGGAAAACACGGATCTCCTTCTTTTCAAGTTATTTCGCGCGATCAAATGAAACTAGTGCCGATTGATTTTTACTCGTTTAGGTACACAGCAGCAGACAAAGACAAAGGTAAGCAATACACAGATTTGCTTCCTATAGTAAAGCTGAAAAACGTAGAAAATTTGATTCTGGCAATTGACCCTGGGTTTAGCGATCCGACTATTATTCAACTAATGGGTTTTTCGGAAAACACTTGGAAATGTTTTGCTCGGTATCGTTTGCAAAGAGTCGACTATCCCGAACAAGAAAAGATTATTGATTATCTGGCTCGTTCTTACAACGTATCAAAGATAACAATTGATATTGGTGCAGGCGGTGGTGGTGCCGGAATAATGCAAAGTTTGAAATCTAGACCGGAATACGCCACGTTTGACTATTCTGCAAAAATTGAAGGAATTCAGTTTAACGAAAAAGTCAGCATTGCTAGCTTCGACAACAACATCGAGATTAGCGAGTCATTCAAGGCCTGGGCTACTAACGAAATGATTAAACACATTTCAAGCGGATTTTTAGTTTTTTCAGAAATAGATGCGGAAGGGGTTTCGCAAATTGAACGAGTGGCTCGCCAGAAAAGAACATCCGGCCATATGCACTATTACGTGGTTTCGCCTAGAGGTCACGGAGAGAGCAATGATGACCACATTTACGCGAGCTACCTTTGTTTTATCGGAGCTCTTCGAACGGCGATTCCAACTGCTAAACTTGCAGTCATAGGAAGAGCTTCAGCGCATTACACAGAGAGGTAACAATGGACAAACCACTTTCAAAAACAGTAGCTGGTTACTCACCTAACCCGATATTTGTATACAATCTTAATACAGTCGGTTATTACGATCCTTTAAATAGACCATTCGATAACAGTAAAAAATACAGTTATCACGAGATTGTTAAATATTGTCGATATTTTTACGAGAGAGACACAATTGCTCGCACGGTTATAAATCGAATGGTTAACCTGGCTGTTACGCGGCTTCGAAATCGAAAAGAAGACAAAGACGTAAACAACGCTTTTTATGATGCGATATCTTTAAAATTGCAGCCATTTCTAAAACACATGGCCACCGAGTATTTTGTAAACGGTATGGTCGTTCCAGCATTTACGTACAAGACGGTAATGATGAACAAGCTTGATCCGTCTTTAAGCAGAAAAAGAGTAGAAATACCGGATCAATTCTGGATAAGAAATGCAGCTAACATTAAATTACGCAAACGCCCTACAAGCATGGATCGAGCGATTTACTTAGAGCTTCCTCAAGACGAGATAATGTTTATAGTTAACAAAGGTAAAAGATCTGACGGCACTGACGACACTGCTGCTTATCGAGAACTTCTTAAACA